GATACAAATTTATTGCGCCGCCACTTGTGCCGCCACCCCCGCCACCAACGCCAGATGCCGCTGTGGTCGAAGGCCCGCCGCCGCCTCCACCACCACCGCCACCAGACACCATAGAGACCTGAATCTGAGTTACGCCGTCTGGGACGGTCCAGTCAAAAGGGCTAGATGTGTCTGTAGTATCAAGGACTCCATCATACAAAACGCCTGAGGTCGTAAATTCGACGATGTGTTGGTGTACTACCGGCCCGCCAAGACTCATTGCGACACCTCCAAAATACGGTCTGCATCTTCTGCACTGATGAATCCCTGCTGCTGCAGGTATCGAACGTAGAGGATCGTATCGGGATCGTCTGCCGAGACATCACTTGCCATGTCGAGCAGCTCGCGCCCGTCGATGATTAGCGGATCCGTCGATGCGCGGATTGCGATGCGCTGCTCAGGCGTGAAGCGCCGCAGGAACTCCAGCCGGGTGACCGGCACGATCACGGGCACGTATGGTGCTTTGCTGAAGTTAGTCCCATCGTACAGATCACCGGGGCCAAACTGGCGCAGTGCGTCAGTGCGTTCAATGCAAATGTGGTCCGGGTAGACTTCCTGCGCTCTACCCACGCTGCTAGCGTGTATGCAGTTGTCTACCTTGCCGTCTTTGATCAAAAGAACGTCCATCACGCATTGCCAGCAGTCAGTGTAAACGTCGTAACAGTGAAAGACTGACCAGTTGCGAAACTGGTATTGTCAACGATCATGTCCGCCCCGCTAGTGCCGACAGTTCCTTGGATATGGCAGGTCGTGCCGTCCGAAGCGTAAACACGGAAGTGCCCAGCAGTGCCATCTGCATCGGCCCCGGCATCCGTCCATGTGCCATTCTTTGTTTTGGTGCCGCTGCTAGCTGCGTTCATCCAATCTGACGGCAGGGTGATTGATGCAAGCACGGTGCCTTGGTCGGCTGACGCGCAGCTCGCAGGAGGCGTGCCAGACCGAATCTTGAGAATAGGAGAAACGTTAATCGTGTTCTCCACTGCATCAAGCTTGGCGTTACGAACTGTAACAGAGTATTGAAGTGCCATTTAAACTCTCCAATCACGCGATCTGGATGATCGATGACCCAGTACCCGGAGCAGGGTATTGAATGGTGAAGGTTCCAGACGTAACGGTCTTGTCGCCACCAAACGAAAGGGTCGCAACAGTCTTATTGGCGTTTGTCGTGTTATAGATCATTGCGCCGTTTGCCGTGAACGAAGCCGAACTCCAAGTGGAATCTGCGAAGTCGATGTAGGCTGTGGTGTTTGGCGTGCCTGTAGCGATAGGAACCTGACTGATAGTCAGAGCCAGACCGCCAGCAGCATAAGCAGATCCAGCGGTGTTTGTGATTTCGTTGGTGGAGCTATACGCGGTTGTCGCCGCGCCATATGAAGCCGTGCTTGTGTAAAGAGCAATCTTAAAAGAGTCCTGAGTGTTCGCAGTCAGGGCTCGGTTCGTAGTATTAAAGTTGTGGCCGCCGCTCAGGATGTCAACCTTGAACGATGTAGCCATAGCAGTAGTGATAGCCATTAAAGTCTCCTGAGATAGTCGGCAAGTTTTTCATCGCCGCTTTTGGCGACAGCACCGATTACGGTTGTTTTTGCTGATTCTTGAGCCAAAGCGAAATAGTGAACAAGAACCTTCCTGATGTTTTCTCGATAAGCTTTTGCTTGATCGACAATCACAGGATGGCTATTCCCGCCAACATGAATGATCTTATCGACCGCCATGTCAGCAAGCTCTTCAGGGTTATACCCCCTGTAGTCAAGTGTAGTAACAATTGGGTTCCCGATGATCGGGGCCGCAGAAGAACTAAACATTCAGATCCTCCCAGATCAAGTTCTCGGCCTAGTCAAAAGGCCATATCTGTATTGGTCTATCGTGAGAACGGCCTCTCCAAATACCTTCAGCCTGTCTATTGATTCTTGGTAGCGAAGATTTGTTCGCTCGATCATAGACTGATCCGACCTCTGGAAAATGCACGCCTCAACAAGAGCGCCATAAAACAAAGCATCAGGCGCGTTGGTGCTAATCCAAGTTGTTCCAGAATCCGCGCCATCAGCAAGACTTGCAGGCCTGTAATAGTATGCAAGCTCTACAGTATATGCCGAGTTCGGCGTTGGTCCAACAATAAAGGAGTCCTTGTCGTATATCGCGTAATACTTTGGAACGCCTTGAGATGACTGATCGGGCCAGTAAGACTGAATGAATGAAGAATCTTTTTGATCTAGAAAAACCTTGGAACCAGAAACAGTGATCGAAAGAGCATATGGAGCCAGATAGTCATCCGGGGTGGACAAAAATCTAACGCCAGAAGATAGGTTCCCATCACAGTTCTTCCTGAATACAGGAAGAGGAACCATCTTAAAGATTCGCTCTTCAGCGTTACGAATGAAGTCAGGGAGAGTCGAGACGAACGTAGTCTCGTCTGTCTCCATCTCATTCTGAAGAGCGGTCTTTAGCTGCCCATATGTGTATGCCATTGTCGCTAAACGCCTAAAGAAATAGAAACAAACCCGACAGAGCCTAGCCCCTGAATCTGGTAGTTATAATCCCAAGGAGTCTGAGGGATCCCGGCATAGAAAACATAAGGCTCGACCCTATCAGGCCTTGGGTTCTGTAGAGCCTGCGGGTCGTTTATAGGAATCTTGCCAAGCTGGAGCTGAGGCTGGTCTTCGTCTAAACACTCATCACAAACAAGAAGGCCAGTGAGTCTTGCGTCCTCAATCTGTTCCTTCAGCTCTACAAGGCGATACGTGAAACCGCACCGGTCACATATGCCTAGAGCCTTTTTGCCTTGTGCAAAAGGACGGGTCATTACCAGCTACTGTAAGGCACAAAAGACGTAGTCGCCCTTTCTCGATCTTCTTCCGCCGCCATCCTGAACTGCTCTTCGTACTCACCTTTAAGGAAAGCAACTCGATCAGCACTAGATGGATTCTTGACCGCCAAGTGGTAAGCAAGCCCGGCGACCAAGCAGGGAATAAACCTAGAAGGAACGTCAATGGTGTTAGCGCCGCCAGCCCCGACGTCCTGAATCCTACGCATACGCCAATAAGCAAGCGTATAAGAAGAGTCTGGAACGGGCCAAAGGGTTACCTGCGGGGCGTCTCTCTTGCGATCCACATAGATCTGTAGAGGCCTTCCGGTGACCAGCTTGTTTGTTTGCTGGGCATAGGTCGAAACAGAAATTCTTGTGAGCGTGTAATCAGTCTGAGACGCGCCAGATCCGTCTCTCAACTGATGCTCAATGATATCAATCGTATCCGCTGGAAGCGTATATGTGGCGGTGTTGGCAACAATAGCTACCGTGCCGCTTTCAACAGTCCAGAGGTTGATGCCTCTGTTCTGCCACTCCTGCGCCATGATATTCAACGAACGGCGGGCAGAAGCAAACTGATAGCCAGTACGAAGCTCTATGCCGATTCTTTCGTAGGCCTCTTCTGCAATCTCCCCGAAGTCGGGGTTGAATATCGCTGTTCCACTGGTTGCCATTCAGGCTCCAATCACTTCTTCTTTTTCTTTGTCATGCCAGCTTCGGACAGAGCAATGGCGATAGCCTGCTTCGGGTTCTTAACCTTATCGCCAGAACTCGACTTGAGCTTGCCACGCTTGTACTCGCCCATAACCTTTTCGATCTTCTTGCCGTCAGACTTCTTGTTGCCAACCATCTCTTTCCCCATCTGCGCTCTAGAGATTGCCAATTAAATCACCATTTAACCTTGTCGGCCCAATATGCTGCTGACATTTTACCTTTTGCTATGTTCTTTCCATGACGAGCTTTAAAGCTGGCTCGCTTGTTCTTCATTCGCTCAGACTCACCAGCCTTCGGTTTGCCTGCGGTCTCAGCGCCTTGCTCTCCAAATCGAATGATCTTTTCTTTTCCGCCAGAGCAAGCCTTAACCACATGAGACTTCTTGGGGTGAGAAGGAGTTGCCTTCGGCTTATTGCAAGCCATCTTCGCTTTATTTAAACGCTCAGGCATTCTTTTTCTTCCCGCTTGGAGTTACAGGCCAAGACTTTCTTGCGGGGCTGTTCTTCTTCTTGGACATTTCAGTCTTCTGAGATGAAGACATTTTTGAAGCGGTGGCCTTGGGCCTACAGGCTGGATAGGCTCTTTTGTCTTTTGGGCCAGATCGACCGCACTCTTTGCCGGTCTTGATATCAACCCATTCTTCAGAGAACCATTTACCCAATCCGCCCTTAGCCACCCTTCTTCACCCTATTGTCTGGGCCTGACCAAGATCCCCCTCGCTTCTTGTATTCCTTGGATGCCCAAGCATTTGAATAAGCGGAAGGATGAACGTCGTACTTCTTTTTGGCTTCAGCCTGAACCCTGCCCCAGAGAGCAGGGTTACTGGGCTTTGGCTTCTTTTGCTCTGCCATCTTTAAGCCGCAGCGCCACCAGCAAACAGGAACGTAACGCTAGTCACATCAGCAGAGCTGACGGTGAGGTGGATCGAGCTTTCAAAAAGAATCCCATTGTCAGGGATAATTAGATCACTCGCCCCAGCCGCCGCAGGAGTGGCAAGAGTTAGCCTTACCGCGCCAGCAGCCCCGCCGTCTCGAAGCGTGATGGTTGCCGCAGTACCGGTGTTGGTGAAGTAAAGACCAAACAATCGAGTCCGGCCATTAACAGCAGCTCCGGTCGCAGTCTTCTGGACTGTCTGAATGTTGCTGGCGCTCATGGCAGCCTCCGATTAAGCGGTTCGAGTAAAGGCGTATGCCGTTGCGCTTGAAAACATCAGGGTGAAACGAGCAAGCCCGGTTGCACCAGAAGCCACAGTCAGGTCGCCAAAAGATGTTGCAGAATCCACGCCTGCGCTAGACAAAACGCCATTGGTAGCAGCAGCAATCGTGACCACGTTTGCGCCAGCGGTATTGTCGATATACAGATCAAAAACTGTGCCCCGAACCGCTCTCAGTTGGGTGCCCAGAAGAGTTCCGGTAGGCAGCGTTATCGTGGTGGCAGCGGCAGAAGTAGAGGTAATCCAGCCGGTAGCAACTTCAGAGGCGGTTGCAGTGGCCGTAGCGTTAATGGCCGCCGTAGTGGCGTGCGTGACGCTTCCGGATCCGGCGAGGTTGCCAACAAACCCGTTGGTAGAAATCACCGGGCCGCTAAAGGTGGTATTAGCCATTCAATAGTCCTCACATGCGAGTTGCGCGTCTGTCTGCATGTCGTCTACGGGATGTCAGATCGCGCGGTTTTTAGCCCGTATTTATGTTTATACGCTTAATGGCACATAAAAGAAAGCCCCCATAAGGGGGCTTTCCTTTTGGCTTTCGCCTAGCTCTCTTACGAAGAGCCGGGGCTTCCGTAGATGCCCAGCGGGTCGCTGACGCCGAACGAGTACCGCTCGCGTGCCTTGTAGCGCACGTTGCCGGTATCGAAGTCGCCGTCCATCGACGTTTCCATTGCGGTACGAACAAAGTGCTTCATACCATTCGGGACGTCGGTGATCAGGAAGAAGGCGTTGGTGTCGGTCAGGAAGTGGTTGACCGAGTAGCCTTCCGGGATAGCGCCCATGTTGCGGATCGCGTTTACGTCGTTATCAGCCGTGCCGGTACGCAGCGTCGTCTCAAGGAGGCGCTCTGCAACAAACATCAACTGACTCGGGACGATCAGGCGACGCGGACGAGCAGCGATCAAAAGACCGCGTTCGTCGGTGTAACGGCTGATTGCTATGATCGCATCTTCCAGCGAGGTCTCGTTCAGGTCAGCGCCAACCGCAGGACGGTTAGCGTTGGTGCCGCCCGATACCTGCGGGTGCGAGGTCGAGAACAGAGTAACCCCGTCGCCAGAGTTGAACGTGGTGAAACCGTTGTTCAACGGAGCGACAGCTTTTACCTGCTTCGTGTGAGCCATAGCGCGGGCCAGCGCCTTGGTGTAACGAGCCGAGAGCTGGTCGTACAGGTTGTCTTCCATCGCCTCTTCGGTGATGGAGAAACCCATAGCAATCGTCTCGTGGTTATACCGGGCGGTGAACGATTCCTGCGCCTGATCATAGCTGATAGAAGCGCCTTCGGCCTTAACCGGGGCTGCGCCAAAACCAGACAGCTTCACCTCTTCCTCGAACGAACGCTCAGAGGCATTCGTTTCGTAGATCATGGTGTGCTCATCTTCGTACTTGGCATACTCAAGCCCGAACAGCGCGTTAAGTCCGGGCAGCAACTCCTTGAGAGTTTGAGCGCGTGAAATTGCCATCTGTAATTACTCCTTATACGCCCGTAGTGGTGCTGTATTGATGGCCTGCATTGAACTTGCAGATGACATCCGTAAACGCATCGCCAACAACGCTGTCTGGGCCAGAAACAAAATCAATAATCCGCAAAGGCAGCGTAGCGGTGGTTGCGCTCGAAGAGCTAATAGCATTTTTGCTCTGACCAATCGAGTCCGAACCTGCGGTTTGAACAACCGCAGAGTTGTTGCCAAGAGCGGTCTGAGCAAGAGACCCATTCGACTGCATTTGAAACAGAACGTCAGGGTCGTCAATAACATAACCGACCGCATCAGCCGCCACCGTACCGGTGGGCCAGCGCTGATTAAACGTCAACTGGCCGCTGGTCGGGTCCGTGTAAGCACAGCCCATGAAAATACCAACAGGCGTCATCGTCGCGGTGCCGGCGTCTTTTTCAATGGTGCCAGTCGAGACCAGCTTAACAAAGTCGCCGGTGTAGATAGTTGTTGCGTAACCACTAGCAATCTTGATGTGACGAACTTTACCGGTAAAAGATCCGTTCGCACTCAGAGTGCCAATCGGGCGTGCGCCATAAGGGGCAGCAGTAGCCGACATAGTTTTTTCCTCTGTATATGTTTAGTTGGGAATTAACCCCGTCCGAAACCAGTAGTGCGCGTTGTTCGCTCCGGATTAAGCAGGGGCATACGCGAGTCGCCCTCACGGAAGAAGCTACGATCAACACCCTCGATCTGACGATTCGAGATCTGTTGATAATATTCCGACCGCTGCTCCATCTTTTCTTTCGGAGCCTTGCAAAGAAGCAGGCCGCCGACTTCAACATTGCCTTTAAACTGCGAATTGATGTCAGACATCACCTGAAGCTCAGGGACATCTTCTGCCCGTACCGGCTCCCACCCTTCGCGGAATTGTCGGGATACGTTGGTATTGTCGGAACGGCCAAGCACAGATGTCCGGATCCAACGGAACACCCAGCCGTCTTTTGGCTCAGGGACTGGAAGCGAAGACTGAGGCATCCAGCTATCGCTCTGCCGAGAATCAGTTTCTCGGGTTACTCGAACGCCACGATCATCAGCCATTTCCACTCTCCTTGAGAAGTTGGCGAGCGTATTGCTCTGCCGTAAGTCCAAGCCGCTTTGCGAGGGATACCTGCGTTGCGGTCAATTGGATTTTTTGCGGTCTAGCGCCATTGCTCCTAGTAACAGGAGCGACTACAGAAGAAGCTCGGCCCCGACCGGTCTCTCTAGCATCTTCCTGAAAGTAATCCGGAAACCTCAGACGCATCGCCTCGTCGATCTTTTTGAAGTACTCATCAGAGTTAACTTGCACGCCATCTTGCGTGATCAACCTGTGATGTACCCCATAAGCCATCGAGGTCATGTCAGGATGCTTCGGATCTTGGAACCAAGGATTCCGACCAGCCCAGTCGAGCGCCTTCTGATCGGGGCGTCTAACTTCGGGCGCGGGCTGAGGCGCAACAACCGGCTGGACCGGTCTGTTTTGGAGACTCTTCTCCATGCCATCAGCTTCTCGGAACTCGGTCTGCGCGGACAAAAGTTTTTCTTGTGCCGAGACAAGGCGCTCCGTGTCTCCTTGCTCATACGCCTCACGCCATTCTGCGCGAGCTTTCTCTAAAGCAAGGGCGGTTCGCTCTTTAATCTGGCTAACTAGAACGCTCTCTCCGCGTTTAATCAGGCTCTCGTATTCCTGATTTTTCTGCGCAAGTTGTTGCGCAATACGAACCGCTTCTTCGCGCATGCGCTCTGCGGATTCCCGCTGGCGGCGCTCTTCGTTGCGGTCGTATGTGAGTTTGTCGATTCGCTTCCTGACCTTGGCTCCATACTGAGCAAGCTCGGCTTCGTCTTCGTCACTAGAAGTCTCTTCCGCGCGAGGCGGCTTGCGATCTTCTTCTGGACGATCATCAACAATCTCTACTTCAAATTCTTCGGACTCAACCTCCGGCTGAGATCCGATTTGGGTTTTAACCCCGAAGAACCGGTCTTCCATGTCGCTCATGCTTTAACCACTCCCCGAGGATCTTCAACAACAGCTTCAACACTGTCGTCATTGATCAACCGAAACTCCTTGCCATGAATCTTGAAACGAGTCCCCGAGTAGGACCGCATCATGATCCAGTCGCCAAGCTTGCAGTAAGGGCCAGAAGGAAACCTTTCAGCGGACTTGTAAGCATCCGGCCCCATCTTCAAGACGAAACCAACGATGCTTCCAATCTCTTCTTCATGAAGAGTTTTTGCCGCCTTTATGATTCCACCACCAGTCTTTTCTTCAGGCTCAGGAAGAGCAATAAGAAGTTTGTACCCAGTAGGTTCGGGAAGTTGACTTGCGACCTTTTGTTGTTCCATGTGAAACCTTTGCACCCGGTAACGCCGGGAGTCGTTGCGTCGAAATGACGTTTAACTAGCACTGTTTAATCTTGTTCCAGAGCTTCCATCATGTCAAGAAGTTCTCTTTCAGCCATAGCCAAACCCTGAATTACTCCACAACATTTAGAGTAATCAGCGAAATCAGTACAGCCTCCAGTGGAAATATGATCACTCATGTTGTTCATGAGATCTCTTATGCGCTTGTGAATACTGTCTGAAAATGGATTAGGCATTTCTCATCTGGTCCTTTGCAATATCAACGCCAAGCCTTGCGCCAGCAATCTGTGCTTCTGTTGATATCTTTGTTTTTTCCAGACCTTCTTTAGCGTTGTTCTCTGCAATCCTGACGCCAAGCTTTGCCCCTTCGATTTGGGCGTTGGTCGCAATCCGTGTTTTCTCGATGTTTTCAACAGACGCAATTCGATCTTCTTCGATCTTCTGACGCATGCGCGCCTGTTCCATCTGCGACTGGATCTTGGCGAGTTCTGCTTCCGCTTTGGCGCGAACCTGCTCTTGCTGAATCTGGAGCTTTTGCATCTCCATTTGGATGACGGGGTCTTGAGCCATCTGCTGGTTCTGTTGCGCCTGCTCCTCGGCTTGGTTTTTACCAAGAAGCTGTTGTGCAGCAGGAGCGACAAGGCGAGAGATGCGAAGCTCAATATCTTCAGGAAGAGGTTCGTCTTGACCCGGAAGCTGGACGCCAAGCTGTTCCTCGATCTGTCGGCGATACTCAAACGCAACGTGCTCTGCAACGTGAGCCTCGAATGCCGCCATGATGGCTTGGGCCATGCCGCTCTTCTCAAGCATCCCTCGGATCTTGGGATCTTCAGCAAATGCCATGTGAGCAGCGATATGAGCCTGATGATCCTGATAGATGAACGCCTTAACAGGCTTGATCGTAATCAGGTCCATGTTCTCGGAGACAGGGTCTCTCGGGCTCATCTCTTCCTTCAGAGGAACGATCTTGTCTGCATCCTTGATGCCAAGGACTTCAAGCATCTGCCTGTGAAGAGCAGGCATGTCGTACATGTTCGGGTTCGTACCAGCCAACTGAAGAGCAGCCTGATACTTCATGATCCGTTGAGCCATCGTCCCGGCGTTTGGATCAGAGACGGGGATGATGTCTACACGGTCATCAAAGTCGGAAGAAGTAAGCTCCTTCCCTTTGATTTCATAGGGGTATTCGCCCGGCCCGAAGTCGCGAATCACATTAGAAATGAGTTTAAACTCATGCCGCATCGACGCATGAAGCCTTGCCTGAACGGCAGACATCACCTTCATCGACTGCTCAAGAAGAGCTAGCGTGGTGCCAACAGGAGCTTCATTGTTCATGTCAGCC